AACAGGGTTATTATACCTTGTTTGCCCGTCGGATCAACCAATAAAATTAGGTGATCTATGGGCCTTCCCTACTACAATCGTTATCCCGGCGACTACGCAAAAGATACCCCTGATTTAAGCTTAATGCAGCATGGGGCGTATAATCTTTTGCTGGATTTTTATTATTCTAATGGAAATTTAAAACGATCTTTGGAGCAATGCTTCAGGATATGCTCTGCTCATTCCGATGAGGAAAGGCAGGCAGTTTCTTATGTTCTCCACACCTTTTTTGAACCTTTGCCAGATGGTGGTTATAGGCATGAACGTGTAGAATTTGAGATAGAACGGCAAACCAAGATTTATGAAGCTAGAGTATATGGCGGTAAAAAGACCGCAGCTAAAAGGTGGGCTAATAACTCAGCTAGTAGCTCAGCTAATAGCTTACCTACAGGATCTGACGATGATTTTTAGGGTAAATTATAGCTCACCTATTAGCTCAGCTAGTAGCTGGAATGTAGCTCAGCTAATAGCAGTCCTTATAGCAACCAAAACCAAAACCAATATACCCTACCAGTATAAGAGAATTACTAGAATAGCTACTATATACGGAACTATTGTTAAGGTGAAATATGGCAGAGCTTAGAGATTATCAGGACACGGCAATATTCAAACTCAGGCAATCCCTTGGAGCGGGTAAAAAACGGCCCGTTGTCCAAATGCCCACAGGCGCTGGTAAAACAGTAGTGGCGGCTGAGATCATCAACATGGCTTTAGCCAAGGGCAAGAAGGTTATGTTTTGCGTTTCAAGCCTGAGTTTGATTGACCAGACTGTAGAGCGGTTCCGTGAAAACGGGATTTACGATGTTGGCGTTATTCAGGCCATGCACGAGCTGACCAATTTTTACGCTGACGTTCAGGTGGCATCGGTGCAGACCTTGATGCGGCGTAAAATTATCCAAAAGGTTGATTTGGTTATTATCGACGAGTGCCACGTCCAATTTAAGTTTTACGCTAAGTGGATGCAAATGGATTATTGGAAAGATATTCCGTTTATTGGCCTGACGGCAACGCCTTGGGCTAAGAGCATGGGCAAACTGTGGGACGATTTGATTGTTGGTACTACCATGACTGACCTGATTGAACAGGGGCATTTATCAAAGTTTAAAGTTTTTGCACCATCCCATCCAGATTTGACTGGCGTTAAAACAGTTGCTGGCGATTACGATATTGGTCAACTCGGTGATGCAATGGATAAAAAACCATTGGTCGCTGATATTGTATCGACATGGATTGAAAAAGGTGAAAACAGACCAACGATTTGTTTTGCTGTGAACCGCACCCACGCAAAGAACATTCAAGAGCAATTTGAGGCTGCTGGTATTAGGACTGGCTATGTTGATGCTTTTTCAGATATTCCAGAACGCAATCAAATTGCAAAAGATTTTCACAACGGCGATATTAAAGTTGTTTGCAATGTCGGTGTTTTAACTACTGGCGTTGATTGGGATGTTCGGTGTATAATTTTAGCACGACCAACAAGATCAGAAATTTTATATGTGCAAATGATTGGTCGTGGCCTTCGTACAGCTAAGGGTAAAGAAGATTGTATTATTCTAGACCACAGCGATACCACACTTTCGCTTGGCTTCGTCACAGATATTCACCACAACAAATTGGATATGGGACATGAGAAGAAAAAACCAGCAAAGGCAGAGCCTAAAGAAAAGTTACCGAAAGAATGTCATGCCTGCTCTTACCTTAAACCGCCTAGCGCATTTGTTTGCCCCAACTGCGGAGCCAAACCCAACCCTCGTGCAGATGTTGACCACATTGGTGGTGAGCTGCATGAATTGGATGGGAATAAAAACAAAAAACCAACACAATACACCAGCGCCGAAAAAGAATTATTTTATCGTGAACTGCTCGGCTACACGGAAATCAAAAATTATTCAAAAGGGTGGGCTGCTCACAAATACAAAGCGAAATTCGGTTCTTGGCCCTTCAACGGGATTAGCAAACAACCCAAAACGCCATCGCCAGCAGTAATGAGTTGGATTACTCATCTCAACATTGCTCAAGCTAAATCTAAAAAGAAATCATTCGACAGGAAATTTAGCGGTGAACATAAAACATTTAATTCAGCTATTAATCGGTTGAAAGACGATTGGGACGAAGCAGCATTTAGAGAGGCGCACAAAAATGACGCCAACTAGAGAACTGGCAATCGGCAAATGGCGTGGTCTGCTTCCACAACTCGGAATAGATAGTAAATACCTTCGCAATAAGCATGGGCCTTGTCCGATCTGCGGCGGCAAAGATAGATTTAGGTTTGACGATACGAAGGGAACGGGATCGTGGATATGCTCGCAGTGCGGGTCAGGTGATGGTTTTGATCTTGTTCAGCGAAAGCTAGGCATTAATTTTAGTGAGTTATCGAAGCGTATTAAACCGCTGGTAGGGGGGATAATAAAAATGGTTCAGGATGTTCAGGTAGAGGACGAAGCCGTTTTAAAGGAACGCATGAAGCGTTTGTGGGCGGCAGGTAGGCCAGTACACCCTTATGGGGTAGTAGCTACCTACCTGCGATCAAGAGTTGGGCGTGTGTGGCTTTCTAATTCAATCCGTGAGGTATCTAATATACGGCATCCAAACAGCGATCAGCGGTTCAATGCTATGATTGCGAGGATCACCGATGTCGATGGTGCAGGGGCAAACATACACATAACATACCTAGACAATAACGGGAATAAGGCTCCAGTTAGCCCTGTTAAAAGGGTCATGAAAGGTAAGTTGCCAGATGGCTGTGCTATACGACTTGGTAAGCCTGCTGAGTTGATGGGAGTAGCTGAGGGGATAGAGACTGCTATATCTGCGTCAATTATCCACGGCGTGCCTGTGTGGGCAGCTATTAACGGCGCAATGATGGCGAAATGGATACCGCCTGAAGAAGTAAAGTACATTAATATTTATGCAGATAATGATGTTAATTACTCGGGTCTGGCAAAGGCATATACGTTAGCTAATCGGCTTTGTACTCAATATCATATTAGAGCCGAAGTTATTTATCCTCACCAAATTGGATATGACTGGTGTGACACATTAGGTGATTATATTTCATGTGGAGAATATTTCGATGGCAAAAACGTGGGTTGATGGCAATAATTTTGTCAATGTCGAGCTAAATGTTTGTGAAATGCAATATGCTGCGACTGTGGCTATTGTACGCAAAAATGAAAGTGACAAGATGGGTTTGAAAGATGCCAATGGGTTTGACAGGTCTAAATACCCTGTTTTGCCAATGGAGATTGAAGGTGTAGCGGCAGAAATAGCTGTTGCTGCATCAAGAAATGTATATTTTGACGCAAGTTATAATACGTTCAAACAGGCCGACGTTGGTGTAGATGGTCAAGTCAGGTATTCGTTTAAAGACCACGGGCGGCTAATTGTACGCAAGAAAGATAACCCAGATCATTGTTATGTGCTTGTGACTGGTCAAATGCCCCACATGATTATCAGAGGCTGGATGTACGGGCATGAAGCTATGAAGGATGGGTATTTAGATACGCCACAAGGACGCCCACCCGCTTGGTTTGTACCGCAAGAGAATTTGCGTCCTTGGAAGTTAAAAGCTAAAGCATAGGAAATTCTAATTTAGCGTCTTTTTCTATTTTCTTGAAATCACCTGATAAAAAAATCTCTAAGAGGTGACTCACAATAAATGGTATTTTAGACCTATTAGTTCTCCAACGTGTTACTTGCCGTACTGATACGTCAAAGTAGTGTGCCACATCTGCGCTAGTGCAACCTGTAGCAAATATAAATTGTTCGACTATATTAGTAGATAGGTTCATTATTTTCTTCCATTGTTTTGATAAGACGATCACAGGCTTGCACAACATCTGCTTCTGTCCACCAAGGCGCAGCTACGAAACTGGGCCTGTTTTTGGCAGCACAATATAGCTGCCAAAGTTCAGGATTTACCTCACTACATGGTTTTTTATCGTCAGGTATATAGCCCATGTGCTGTAGCATGAGTTTGGCTAATTTAGGTGTCATCATTGTATTATTCTCCATGTAATGCTTGTTGTAATTCGCTTAATAATGATAATTCTTTATTAGGTATCGGGCTTCCGTTTTCATCGGTATCAAATAAAATGTCTGCTCTGTCTTCTAAATATTCTATTGCAAGATCAAGTGCTTGAATCAAATTTGCGTTATGAGTTTCAAGAGATTTAATTTTAGCTTTAAGCATTTCTAATTCTTTATCCATTTTTCATCTCCACCATAATTATAATTAAAAAGGGAACCAATCCAAACATAATTATTTCCATGTTAACCCCCTTAGGGGGAGGCTTACGCCTCCACCATTGACTTGATTACTTTTGCGTTAGCTTTGATTGTGACGCTAGTGATCAAAGATGTCTTTGAGCATTTAGCGATCTGTTCGTCGGTCAAAAGCTTTTTAGCTTCTGCGCCGTCAAAAGTTGTACGCTCTGCAAGTTTTACTGTGACTGTGGCAATTGAACCTTCGATGGTTTCCATGCCAGAAGCTACAAACTCTGCCTTGAGTGCATCAAGCTCTTTGGTGAGGGCTGCAATTTCGTCCTTGAGGATGAAGTAGCGGTCAACTGAGTTGTAATTGTTAAGCATTGTCATCTCCATATAATGTCAGCTCGTTGCTGATGTATTTATATATATAGGACATTTTGTCCCCTGTCAAACGCTTATTTTAATTTCTTTGTATAATTCTGGATTATGCGCAAATGGGTATGACCATGAGCCAATTAGCTTATTGTCAAGATATACCCCTTCCACATAATCGCTGCCATCCTCTGTCTCCAATTCTCTAAAATGGATGCGGTCAGTGGCTTCCAGCTCGTCAATATTATCGCTGTTAATGCTTTCGTAAATAGATAAGCAGATCGTACCCCATTCGCATGAATTGCCAAATGTGATTGAAGGTTTGTTCCAGTTAAGAGGGTAAAATTTGTTAAGACTAAGCATTTTTATCTCCATATAATGTGGCAAATCAGTGCCATAAGTGTTTTTATATAGGACAATTTGTCCCCAGACAAGCGATATTTTATCATTTGTTGATAATTTTTTTTGTAATTAATTTTCAATAAGTTGTGTGCTATAGTATCAATCGGGGTAAAGATATGGTTGACAAATCGGATACACTTATAGAAGAAATAGCATTGACCCTTTGCGGATATTCGCTGGGAGGGGAAGATAGTTCGATATGTGATAGGGCTTGCATATTCTGCTCAGGGCAAGCTGAGGCAGTTATAGATAGGATAAATAGATATGAGACTGAAGACAGACAAGCATCTACTGAGCCTAATGATGATGGCGGCGTCGGGGGTGGCGTTCATCTGGGGTGGTATAGCTCTCGTTATAAATCCCCGTATTGACGGAAGTATATTAATCCTTTGTGCAATATATTGCATTTGCTTGGCAATATGGAGCGACTTGAATTAAATAGGTAATATTATGGTTGGCTTTAGATCAAAAAGGCTAATGTCTATAAGCAGGTCAGATAATATGCCTGAAATAAGCTGGTATAAATATGTGCAGCATAACAATATACAAAAATACCTAGAATTAAATTGGTCGGTAATTAGTGAATTACCCTGTCATCATGGTATTTACTGCGTATTAATGCTGTATAATGGCGTAGGTGAACCAGTACTTCCGATTTAAATGTAATTACAGAGGAATTAAATATAATGCCAAGCTCAGATAAAACTATTGGGTCTATAAAAGAAAAATGGCCTGCTGATAAGGTTGAACGAATTTCTATTGATAAACTAATACCTTACGCAAGGAACGCTAGAACCCATAGCGATGCTCAGGTGGCTCAGATTGCGGCGTCTATCAAGGAATGGGGTTGGACATCGCCTGTGCTGGTCGATGAGACAGGGCAAATCATTGCTGGGCATGGGCGTGTGATGGCTGCTCGTCAACTTGGTCTAAAGGAAGTGCCTGTAATGACGGCGACTGGCTGGACTGAGGCGCAAAAGAAGGCTTATGTTTTGGCGGATAACCAACTGGCTATGAACGCTGGCTGGGATAATGACCTGCTTTCGGTTGAGCTTAAAGATTTGGCAGGTATGGACTTCAACCTTGACCTTATTGGCTTTGACGGCAAGGTGCTTGAGGGATTGCTGGCTGATAAGACCGAGGGATTGACCGACCCAGACGAAGTGCCTGAAGCGCCTGAAAACCCCGTGTCTGTCCAAGGCGATCTTTGGATAATGGGTAAAAACCGCCTACTTTGTGGTGATAGTACAAGTATAGATCATATTCAAAGATTAACGGATAATTGTCTAGTTGATATGTGGTTAACTGACCCTCCATATAATGTTGCTTATGAAGGTAAAACTAAAGATGCCTTAACAATTAAAAATGACTCAATGAGCAACGAAAGTTTTAGACAATTCCTTAGAGATGCTTTTGTGGCTGCTGATACAGTTATGAAAGCTGGAGCTGTTTTTTATATTTGGCACGCTGATAGTGAAGGATATAATTTCCGAGGAGCTTGCTTTGATGCTGGGTGGAAAATTCGACAATGTTTAATTTGGGCTAAGTCCACTATGGTTATGGGGCGTCAAGATTATCAATGGAAGCATGAGCCTTGCCTATATGGTTGGAAAGAAGGTTCTTCACATTTGTGGGCAGCCGATAGAAAACAAACGACGCTTCTTGAGTTTGATAAACCATCTCGCAATGGTGAACATCCTACGATGAAACCCGTTGCTTTGTTTGAATATCAAATGCTAAACAATACAAAGGGTGGAGATATTGTATTGGATAGCTTTGGTGGTTCTGGAACAACACTTATTGCAGCGCAAAAAAATGGTCGTTACGCTTATTTAATGGAGCTTGACCCTAGATATGTAGATGTTATTGTTAAGCGGTGGCAAGACTTCACAGGGCAGGAAGCCATTCTAGATGGTGATGGCAGAACGTTTAATGAGATGAAAAATGAACGACAAGGTAAAGAAGGGTAAAAGAGGCCCAGCTCCATTCCAGCCAACCGAGCAACAGCGAAAGCAAGTTCGGATGATGGCAGGTATGGGCATCCAGCAAATTAATATTGGTAAGATCATTGGCGTTTCTGACGAGACGCTTCGGAAGCATTTCCGTGACGAGTTAGATACTGGAACGGACATGGCTAACATGGCTGTGGCTTCTAACCTTTACAGTATAGCAACAAGCAATAAGCCGGGAGCTGTTCCCGCTGCTATATTCTGGATGAAAACACGGGGCCGTTGGTCTGAGACTAATAAGACCGAAATAACTGGCGCTAATGGTGGGCCTATTGAGGGGACATTCAAAATAGACGTTAAGAAGTTCGATGCCGATCAACGAGCAATGCTTAAAGAACTAATTATGTCGGCTAAGGTTGGGGCAGGAAATGAAGATGACGATGAAGAAGAATGATGCCGTATTCCTGTCAAAGGCCAGCTATCATACGTTTGGCTGGCTCAAACGTCCTGAATATGACAGCGATGCTGGCTATGCCTATGAAATGCACAACGGCGACTTGTTATTTACAGATGACCCACGACATCAATATGGACTGACATTAGAAATTTGGATGGATAAGGCAAGCGGGGAGAAATTCTGCACCTTGCCAAAGAAACGGCAAATCAACGATGCTAGACCTTGACAGCTACATAAAGACGCTGATTACGGAATACCCCGATCAAAC